TCGTAGTACCCCCCCCCGCGCTCCCCGCCTCCCAAGGCCAAGACGTGGCAAGAACGGGGCATTCTGGTGGGTGTCCGCGAGTGGCACGTTGCATTTCCGGCCACGAGGAGCTAGAATCACAGTATGAGGCGGCGCTCGAAGCCCACGCTGTCACGGCGTCAGCAGGTGGTTCGCCCCGCCAGGGCATCGGCGGCGCTTGACCATCTCCCCCCGCCGCCTGCGGGGCTGCTGCCACCGGAGGCGACCGAGGCGTGGCAGCTCCTCGGCCAGGCGGCCGTCGCAGCCCGCACCCTCCGCGTGAGCGACCTCCCGGCCCTGGCCCTGGCTGCTATCGGGTGGCGAGAGATGATCCAGGCCATCGGTCTGGGCGACAGCAGGGCCGCCTCGGCCTGGTACGGAAGGCTGTCCGTGCTGTTATCCCAGCTGGGGCTCACCCCACGCGGTCGGCAGTTGGTACCCGTCGAAGGCGATGAGCAGCAGGATGCGGAGAACCCATTCTCGGCGCTGCTACGCGGCGATAGCTGAGCGCTACGCGACCTCAGTTGTTGGCGGCAAACGCGTAGCCGGTACGGCCGAGATCGCGGCGGCACGTCGGTTCCTGTCGGATCTCGATCGACGTCGGAGCCCGTGGGTGTTGGACAGGCAGCGCGTCGAACTGGTATGTCGCGCGATCGAGGCTTTTCCGCACGTCTCAGGCGCATGGGCCGCGCGCGGCCAAAAGCTCGTCCTCTCGCCATGGCAGGTGTTCATTGTGGCCAACCTCTTCGGGTGGGTCGAACGGCGGTCAGGGCTGCGCCGCTACCGACAGGCGTACATTTCCGTGGCGAGGAAAAATGGCAAAACGACACTCGCGGCGGCGCTGATGCTCTACATGCTTGGGCTCGACGGTGAAGCTGGGGCCGAGGTCTACTCCGCGGCAACGACACGTGAGCAGGCCTCAATTTGCTGGCGTATTGCACGCCAAATGGCGATGCGATGCCCCGAGTATCGTTTGGCGACCGGTGTGCGCTGCGGAGCGTACGTCCTCCAGTCTGACATGCTCAACGCACGCTGCCAGGCCCTAAGTTCGGACGCGCATACACTCGACGGACTCAGCGTTCACTGCGCCATCCTCGATGAGTTGCACGCGCACAAAACGAGAGACGTGTACGACGTGATCATGACCGCCACGGGGGCGCGCCTGCAGCCCATGATAATCGGTATTTCCACGGCCGGGAGCGACAGGGCTGGCATCTGCTGGGAGCTAGACCGGTATGCGCTCGATGTGCTCGGCGCAAAGGTACAAGACGACAGGTTTTTCGCGATGATTTTCCGCCCCGACGGAGAAGATTTCCGCGACCGGGGTGCTTGGCAAAAAGCCAATCCTAACCTTGGCGTGTCGATCTTCGAGGGCGACATAGCCAGGAAGGCGCAGCTCGCGGCGCTTTCTCCGTCGAACCTTGCAGCGTTTCGCGTAAAGCACCTCAACGAATGGGTCGCAACGCACACCGCATGGATGGACATGCACGCATGGGATTCCTGCGCATCCGCCGTGGACTGGGAGGAGTTCCGCGGCCAACCCGCAATCATGGCCATGGATCTCGCGTCGAAGCGTGATGTGTGCGTGCTCGCACTCCTATTCAAGCGCGATGGCAAATACTACGTGAAAGGGCACTATTTCCTACCAGAGTCGGCCCTGCAACAGGGCGTAAATGCCACAGCATACCGTGGCTGGTACGAGCGCGGATTGATCACGGTCACGCCTGGAAATGTGACGGACTTCGGCATGGTAGAGCAGGTTGCGAAATCCCTCGCGGAGGCGTATGATGTGCGTGTGGTGGTGTACGACCCGTACCAGGCGACGCAGCTCGTCACCGAGCTGGAGCATCACGGCCTTCAATGCGTAGAGCTCGGCGCAACGGTGAAAAATTTTTCCGAGCCGATGAAACAGCTTGAGGCCCTCGTATTCAGCAGACGCATTGCCCACGATGGGGACCCAATGCTCGCATGGATGGCCAGCAATGTCGTTGCGAAAAGGGACGCAAAGGATAATATCTTCCCCCGCAAGGAAAACCACGAAGCGAAAATTGATGGCATCGTTGCGCTGATCATGGCCCTGGCGTGGGATGCGCGTGATCCGGAATGGGCTGCGCCTGTGCGCCGAGGATACGCAGATGTGGACCCGGAGGAGGCGGTGAGCAGATGGGTATCCTAAACTCAGTTGCGACGGCAATCAGGCAGATTTTTGGAGGGGCCGGGCAGCGCTTTGCTCCCGGGGGAGAATTGTGGGCACCGGTGTCCCATGCGGGAATGACCGTCACCGCCGAAACAGCAATGCGCTGCGCCGCGGTGCATGCATGCGTGCGTGTGCTCGCGGACTCCGTGGCATCGCTGCCGCTAATCCTCTACAGGCGCACGTCACGCGGCCGGGAGCGTGCGACGGACACGCAACTCTACGCGCTGCTCCACGATGCCCCAAACCCCGAACATACGTCGTACGAGTTCCGCGAATTTCTGATGGTGTCGCTTTTGCTTACGGGCAACGCATACGCGCTGATCGAGCGCGGCAAAGACGGCACGCCGGCCGCTCTCTGGCCGATCCCCCCCGACTGTGTCGGCATCGAGCTCACAGACGGGCAGCTGCGCTACCGCTTGCTTCGGGCGGACTTGAGCATCCGGACCCTACCCCGCTCCGCAGTCTTTCACGTCCGTGGGATGTCGCGCGACGGCATCGTCGGCCTCTCGCCGATCGCTGCGGCGCGGGAGGCAGTTGGCCTCGCATTGGCGCAAGAAGAGGCGTCGGCGCGATTTTGGCGAGGTGGCGGTGCGCCGCGAATCGCCGTCCTAATTCCGGGCATCTCGGACCCTGAGACCTGGGAGCGATGGCGGCTGGCCATTGAGCGCCATAGGCGCGGCATTGAGGGCGGGGATCGGATTTCCGTGTTCCCGGCGGACTGGCGGATAGATAAAATGGGGATTTCGCCGGAAGATGCGGAGTTCATCGAGTCACGCAAGTTCCAAGTGATGGAAATCGCGCGGATATTTCGCGTTCCACCCCACAAGGTTGGGCTCGTGGAGCGAATGAGCTACTCCTCGCTTGAGCAGCAGAGCATCGAATTCCTAACCGACTCGCTGCTTCCATGGTTGCGCCGAATCGAATCGGCCATCAAGCGTGATGTAATTCCGCCGTGGGAGCGTGACCTGTATGCCGAGCACCTAGTGGACGCAATAGTGCGCGGGGATATCAAGTCGCGGTACGAAGCGTATGCGGTAGGCCGGCAATGGGGCTGGTTGAACGTCAACGAAATCCGCGAGAAAGAAAACCTCAACGCCCTTGACGGATCCGCAGGAACGGATTATCTTGTACCCTTGAACATGGCGCCCGTGGGAGGCGCCGGCGGAGGCACAGATGCCAGCGATTAGGCCGCACAGCACAGAGACCTCTGGCGGGCCGTGGGATGGCCCGAAAAACGAGGCGCGGCTGCTCGTCGACCAAGATCCGGACTACTACAGGCAGGCCTATGCCTGGTGCGACGCCGAGGCCAATCCACGCACCAAAGCCGCGTACAAATTCATCCACCACGAGGTGGACAACGACGGCGCAATTGGGCCGGCAAACGTGCGTGCGTGTGTCGCCGGCATTGCCGTGTTGAATGGTGCGCGTGGTGGGGCGAATATCCCTGACGCTGACCGCGTCGGTGTCTGGCGGCATTTGGCGCGGCACCTCGAGGATGCCGGGGTGGAAGCCCCGGCGCTGCGTGGGCGGCTGCTCGCCGAGCCCACCTTCGAGCGCAGGGCATGGCCGATCGAGTGTGAGATAAGGGACGAGGGAGGCGCGCGGCGCCTAGTTGGCTACGCCGCGCTTTTTGACACTGTCGCCGAGGTAATGCCTGGGCTATATGAGCGCGTGGCGCGCACAGCGTTTTCCAAGACCCTGAAAGAGCGTGACGTTGTTGCGCTTTGGGATCACGACACGCAGCTGGTCTTGGGACGCGTTTCGGCTGGGACCTTGCAGCTCAGCATGGATGATAAAGGCCTCGGTTTTTCCGTGACGTTGCCACAGACAACGTATGCGAGCGACCTTGCTGAGCTCGTTACGCGTGGCGACATCTCTGGCGCATCGTTTGGATTCCGGGTTATCCGCGATGCGTGGGATGGGACGGTCCGTGAGCTGCAGGAGGTGGACCTAATCGAGGTCTCCGTGGTTGCCTTTCCTGCCTATCCGCAGACTACGGTGGCGCTGCGCGCCTTGTTCGCGGACGAAAGCGACCGTGAATTGGTTACGCTTGCGGCACTTGGTGTGCCGCTAACGCGTGACGGGATCTCCCGCCTCCGTCACGCTGTTGAACTCCTGGCCGGGGATGATAGTGGCGCGCCGGGCATGTCCATTGCACCACCCGCCACAGCCACCCAGCGCCTAGCGCTGCGCCGGCGCCGGCTGGAATTGACGCAAATTGGCGGGAAAGGAGGGACAAAATGAACGTGAAAGAGATGCAAGAGAAGCGCGCGAAGCTGCTGGCTGATGCGCGCGCCTTGCTTGATCGGGCTGAGAACGAGGGCCGTGATCTTACGCCAGACGAAAGCCAGCAATTCGACCGGATCGTGCAAGAGGCTGACGCGCTCGCCCAAGCGGTCGAGCGGCGTGCGCAACTGGAGCAGCGGGACGCGGCGAAGATCGTGAGCGTTGCCGGCGACTCTGCCGAAAAGCCGCAGGATGTCGAGTATCGCTCTGCATTCCTGCGGTATTTGCGCTTCGACAAGCCGGCTCTTACAGCCGATGAGGCCCGTGCGCTCGGCGAGGGCAGCGGAGCGCAGGGCGGGTACCTTGTCCCGACCGCAATGGCGCAGCAAATCGTCACCAAATTGCATGAGGTGAACTTCGTGCGGCGGCTTGCTACCGTGATTCAGACCTCGACCACAACGACGATCCCGGTAGAGGACACTGTGGCAGCGGCTGCATGGACGGCCGAGGCCGGCGCGATCGCTGAAACCACAACCACGTTTTCGCAAAAGCAGCTCGGCGCATACAAACTGACGTGCCTCTTCAAGGTGTCCGAGGAGCTGTTGCAGGATGCCGCGTTCGATTTGGAGGCGTACCTGGCAGGGCGGATTGCTGGGGCCTTCGCTGATGCGGAGATCGCGGCGTTCGTCAACGGTGACGGGAGCGGCAAGCCGGCTGGCGTCGTTGGCGCTGCCGGCGTCGGCGTCACTGCGGCGAGCACTACCGCGATCGCGGCTGACGAGCTGATCTCGCTCTACTACTCACTGTCGCAGCAATACCGCGGAAACGCTGTCTGGGTAATGCATCCTACCACGGCTTCCGCCGTGCGCAAGCTCAAGGCCACCACGAATGAATATCTCTGGCAGCCCGGGCTGGCCGCTGGCCAGCCAGAGACGCTGCTTGGATTGCCGCTCTACACCACGGTGGCGATGCCTGAAATCGGGACTGGGCATAGGTCCGTGCTGCTGGCGAACTTCGGCTACTACTGGATCGGCGACCGGGGGCAGCGGCAGATGCAGCGTCTGAGCGAGCTCTACGCTGCTAACGGCCAGGTCGGGTTCCGCGCGTGGGAGCGCGTCGACGGGGTGCTCACCCTGTCCGATGCCGCCAAGGTGCTCGTGCACCCGTAACGTGAGTTAGCCCCCGCGGTCGGGTGTACTCCCGGCCGCGGGGGGGCATGGAGGTGGTCATGGCGAAGGAACAGGTTCGGCTCCTGGTTGCTCTGGCCGGGCCCAGACAATCATGGCAGGCCGGAGAGGTGTACGAATGCACAACCGAGGAGGCCAAACGTCTGATCGCTGCGGGATTTGCCGAACCCATCGCCGTGGATAGTGCGACGCGGGCTGCCACGAAGAGTGCTGCGCCCGCCAAAGATCGCGGCAACGTCCGGCGGGGGACGACGAGGCGATGATCAAGGTCCGTTTGACCCACCCTGTCAGCGAGCCGCTCACCTTGGCCGACGCGAAACTCTGGTTGCCCGGTGCAGAGGATGCGTGGCTGTTGGCAATGATCCCGATGGTGCGCGAGGTGATTGAGCTGTGGACTTCGCGCGTACTAGCTCCCAGCACGTGGACGGTCGCCTACGACGCCGATGAAATAGCGCACGTAATGCGGTTCCCGTTGCGCCCTGTATCTGCGATTACCGCCTGCGACGCCTACCAGGCCGACGGCACGCGGATCAGCATCTCACCGGTGCCGCAGCACCGCATCGTCAATGAGTACGTCCTGCATTGGGCGGACCCGGAAGACATCATGCGGTACGATCTCGATGCGGAGGACGCACTTATTCTGACCGTCACGGCCGGGTATCCGGCGGCGTCGGAAATCCCGTCGTTGCTGAAGGTGGCGATGCGTGAAATTCTCGCGTACTGGTCCCAGAATAGGGGCGAGGGATTTTCCATGACCGGGGCGGTGCGGGAGTCTGGACTCGGATCCGCTACGGTCCCGCCGCCCGTGCCAGTTTGGGTGCGCCAGCGATTGGCGGACATGGTGCACGCATGCTGACCGTGGACTTGCACGATGTGATGGGAGCCGCGCGTGAGCGCTGGCCGAGGGCCATCTCTCGTACGGCGTTGCGCCAGGTCCTCGAGGTAATGGCCGCTGATTTGCTCGCCTATTCGCGCCAGGCATTTGACACGGCCCGAGACCCTGCCACGGGGCAGGCGTGGCCTGGCCCAGCTCCACGCACGCTGGAGGATGCGGGGTTTCGATCGCTCCTCGTGCGCACGGGGGAGCTGCGCGGCGCGGTGTCAAACGAGGTGCGTGTGGGCGAGGGCGGTGGAGAGGCTGCTTTGACGCTCCCGCCGGTGGGCCCTATCGTGCGGCGCGGGCTGGTGCACATGTTCGGGGCGGCCAGCAAGCGCCGGCAAATACCGCAGAGACGATGGGCGGGGTACCCTGCTGGCACGGTACGACGCTGGGCAGAAGTGATGCGTGACGCGTTTGAACGGGAGGCGCGGTGACATCGCTCGGCGCATTGTATGACGCGATCGTTGCGCGGCTGCGGGCGCAAATCCCTGGCGCCAACGTATTGCAGCGCGAAAACACGGTGCAATTTCTCCGCACCAAGCCGGTCACTCCAACAGTAATCGTCAACTGGTCTGGCGCGGAGACGCAGCCGCCGGTGATCCTCGGAGAGTCGCACCAGCAGTCAGACATGATTTGGACGATGGACATCTACGCGCCTGGTGTGCCTGATGATGCGGAGGAAGCGGCATCTGAGCTGGCGGGTAGCGTCGTGGAAGCGCTCGCCCCAGCTGCCGGGGTATGGGCGCCGGCAAGCGATTGCGGTCCGATGCGCTGGGAGCGAACAGAGGCGCTTGGCGAGGCGGGTGCTGGCTACGTTTTGGCGGTCACAATGCGCCACGCAATTTGGAGGTAGGGATGGGCACGGCGAGCTATGAGGTACGTTGGCCAGACGATGCACCGACCGAGACGGTATCGGTGTTTGGGCTTGGCACGTGGAAGCGCGGAGAAACCCGCACGCTGTCCCTTGGGCGCGAGGCTGTGGATTCGCTGCGGGCAAAGGGCTTCCAGGTAGCACCAAAGGCAGCACAAGCGAGGCAGCAACACCAAAAGGGAGGTGAGCAATGTACATCCGAAAGGAAAACGTCGCCGTCGTAATCGGCAAAGAAACGACATTCAATGGCGGGCAAACAACGCCGGACGGGTATCAGTTCCCGTTTGCGCAGCTTTCCGGCGGAATCACGAGGGAATTTGGCAAATCCCCGATTCTGCGCGGAGACGCGTTCGAGTCGCAGCCATTCCTCGGCATGTACCGGGGCAATCTTCGCCTGCGTGCGGCCGCGACGCTGGATGCTGTGCCGCGCCTGTATCGGCTGGTTGGCGGAGCAGTCACAACTACGGGCACTGGGCCCTACACCCACACGATCAAGGGCGCAACGGACGGCGGTACTCCATCTTTTTGGCTGGAGAAATGGTACTCGGATGCGAGCAAGGGAGACCTGTTTTATGGCCTCAAAATCGCAGCAATTCAGCTCGCGGTCGCCGGCCGGCAGGCTTCGCCCGTGCTGCTCGACGTTGCAATCGCATCGGCTGGCAAGGAAGACATAGACCGCACGACACGCTACGACACAACACCTATTACGAGCATGATGTCCGGCCCATTTCACACGCTCGCGGACGTGTCGCTCCTGATTGATGGTGTTGCACCGGCCGGGTCAATCACGGGTGCACAGGTGCAGATCCAATTGGCCCAGGACCCCGTTGACCTTCTGGATGGCCAGTACTATTCCGCCCAGCTATCGCAGCGTTGGTACGAGGTGACTGGCCAAATTGAGGGCCTATTCGACGACGCGGATTATCTGCGTGGGCTGGACGGCCTGACGAAAGCGGTGGCGATAAAGGTGACAAAACCTGGTGATGCGACGCGGTATTTCAAAGTCGAAGTGCCTGCCGCGTTTCTCCACATCACCGACGTTGGCGACATTTCGGGGGCGGGCGCAATCACGCAGCGCGTCGAATTCACCGGGTACTACGCCGCGGGTGCTGCGAGCTCCTGGGTTTGCACAGTGGTGAACGACACCAGCTCGTACAGCACCTGGTGAGGAGGCCAACATGGAGGTGTTCGACTGGAGGATCACGATCCACGATTCGTGGCTGCGCGGCGATGATGAGTTCGTCCAAGTCCCGATCCCCGAAATCTACTCCTCCCCGGTTTTTGCGCTGCGTCCAACAGACGAGGAGGACCGGGTTCGGATCGCATCACGGGCTGGCTACTGCAGGGCGTGCGATGGACGTGGTGCAATCCCTGCTGGATTCGCCCCTAATCCAGCTCCGATGACGTGCCCGAAATGCAAAGGAAAAGGTAAGGCGATGGACCACCCTGACGTGCGTCTCGCGATTTTTCGCCACGTCGTTGGTGGCTGGAGTGGCTGGCAGACCGAGGAGGGGACGGAGGTTCCGTTTACGCAAGAGAATCTCGATAGGGCAGCGCGGCATACGGCGCTTTTCGCCGTTGTTGTGGCGAAAGCTCAGACGCTAAAAGTAGAGTACAGGCAGGCGGTGGATGAAAATTTAGCTCCTGGGCCGCCTGCATCGTCGGCGGCCGAGGAGAACAACCAAGGGTAGCAGTACCGTGGATGGCAGACGTGCTGCGCGCATGGGGTCTGGTGCAGGGGCAATGGCGGGTCGGTATGGCCGGGATTGTCTCAGGAGACTACGCAGCCTGGGCGGCGATTCTCCGGCCATTTCGGCTGTGGTATCCACGCGTAATTGAGGCCCTGCGCGCCTTTGAGTTGGCATTCTTGCGAGAGACCCACGCCCGCGATCGTGCGCAGCAATACTACGGGGACGCGGAGTATGCCGCGTCCGTAGAGGAGGCCATCCGTGCCACGCGCTGACGCGATCATCGTTGCTCGGGCAGACGTCACAGGCGCCATCGAGGGGCTACAGACGCTGTCCCAGCAGCTCGAGGCAACCGGGAAAACTGGCGATGTTGCCGCGCAGGAGTCTGCGAAGTTCGAGCGGCAGCTTTCGAACCTCCTTCGCAGCCTTGACCCCGCCGGTGCTGCAACCGCCCGTTACGAGCGACAGCAGGATCTACTCCGGCAGGCCTACGAGCGTGGCAGGTTGTCTGCCGAGCAGTACGCGGACGCAACAGCAAAGCTCAAGGCGAAATTCGAAGAAAAACTGGCTGCAATGCAGCGCGGGCCCCAGGTGTTCGACGCGCTGATTGAGCGTTACACCGGCCTTTCACGCGAGGCATTTACTGCGGTCGGCGTGATAGGCGGCATTGCCGCCGTGCTCACCGCGTCCGTGCATGCAGCGGCTGAGGCAGAGGATGCCGACAGGCGCTTGGAGGCGATGCTGCGGGCGACCGGAGGTGCGGCAGGCGTGACAAAGGCGCAGCTCGACGCGCTCGCAGCAGAGATCCAGCGCACCACAGGGGCGTCAGATGAGCACGTGAAGGCCGCTGAGGCGGTATTGCTGACCTATCGCAGCGTGAATGCCGAGGTATTCCCAAAGGCGATTAGACTGGCCGCCGATCTCGCAGCGGTGATGGGGACTGACCTGCAGACGGCCGTGCGCCAGGTAGGCATGGCCCTCGAGGATCCGATCGGAGGCATGGACCGGCTGCGCCGCGCCGGTGTGGTCCTGGATGAGCAAACCAAGGCATACATCCAGACCCTCGTGGACGCTGGCAAGCAGGAAGAGGCGCAGCGCGTGCTCCTGGAGCAGCTGGAAATTCGCGTTGGCGGCGTGGCGAAGGCGGTCGGGAGCGGACTCACTGGGCAGCTCAATGCGGCAAAGGAGGCATTTGGCGACCTTGCCGAACACATCGGCGGAGTGGTGGTTCCTGTTCTCACGACGATTGCGAGCGGATTCAGCAACATTTTGTCCGGAATTAACGAGCTGATTGGGCAGGCAAAGCAGCGCGGCATTCGCGGCTTCGTGGACACACTCGGTGATCTCGTCGTTGGGCTTGGCCTCGTGAAAGCAGAAACGGTCAATGCTGCCGCAGCCAAGTTGCATCTCAAGGACGCAGCCGAAAAATCACGCATCGAGGTCAAGACGCTCCACGAAGTGGTACGAGGCATCACGCCAGACATAGTCAAGTGGAAAGAGGAAACTAAAAAGGCAGCTGATACGCACCAGCAGCTCACGCAGCTCGAGGAGCAACTGAGGCAGGTCACGCACGAGCTCGAGCTCGTGGAACGAGAACGCAGCGAAATTATCCACGACTTGACCCAGAAGGGCGCGGACTGGAACATGGTCACGCAGATGAGCTTGACAGAGCTCGAGGATTACCGGCAGAAATGGGAAAACGTTGGCCTGGTACTGCGCGCAGTCCCTGACGATGTCGAGGCAATTCTCGATAAGATGGAGAGCGCGGACTTCGAGCATCTTTTCCAAATGCCTGGCCCACCACCGCAATCCTGGCCAGCGACATGGGCGCAGCAAGGGCAAGAAGCCGCCGCTGCGTTTTCCCACTCGTTCGGCGCGGGATTCTTTGCGTTCTTGGGCGGCAGCGACTTCAAGCATGCATTTTCGCAGGTTTGGCACACGCTGGCAAATCTCGGCCAGCAAATAATGAGCAACACATTCTCGCAGCTTTTCACGGGCAGCGGGAGCATCCTCGAGCGCCTCCAGGCCAGCGGCTGGGTATCCACCGCCGGCGCCATCAACTGGCAGCAGGCCGGCATGGTTGGCGG